ATGGAAAAGTTAATTCTAGTTGTAGATGAGTCAGGTGCTAAAGGGTATGCAGATCAGCAAGAAAACTATTTAGGCGAAACTGGAGTAATTGCCGGTTTTGTGTTTCCCGAGAGTGAATACGATAAACATGAAACAGAGTTAAACAATATCCGGAACTCTTATAGTTCCGACGAGAAACTCCATATTACAGATCTTGATGCTGATACTAAAAAAAGCCTCAGAGATGATATTATTAAGTATCTAGAAGCGAATGAAGTTGTCTGTGTGTTTGAAGCTATGTATGTCGAGGGGCTACATCATATATCTGAGGAAAGTCGTTCTCGGAGTCAATCTATACGGCAACAGCTACAATCTCCTATTAAGCGCTCAGCAAATGAAAAATACGAGTTACTTCATGAGAAGCTTTTTGTTGGTGTGTTTGGAAAAGCTCTTGCTTTTTCTCAAGACTGTTTGGAAAACTGCACTCACATTTCAGTCATTACCGATAACATTGATGATCCCGTAATTAAAAAAATATCAAAGGGAATTGATGAATTGTTAGGTTGCATGGAGCCAAAGGTAACTAAGAGTACAGGCTTTGATACTGTCAAAAGGGAAGTTGTTACAGACACAATCACATCAACAATACATGATCCTAGTGGTATTTTAGGCGATTATTCAAGCATCGGTTATGACATTGAGAAAGAAGATTCAGCATTTACGTTAGTTGCAGACGTATTGGCTAATTCAATTTACAGACATTTAGCTAACCGAAAAGAGGATTCAACTCATGCCCTAAATACAGAGGCTTCACTGCCAGAGTTTATGAATGAGTTAATTTTCTATGGTTTATCGTCCGAGAATGACCAACCATATATAATGGATATTTTATATCAGCACCCAGAGAAAAAAATATAATAAAGCATTTAAGAGTAATTCATAACGCTTGGCGCTTTCACTTCAAGCTAGTTTAGTGTTTATGGCACAATGTGTTTAGTTAAGGTGTCAGCGTTGTTCACCTTAATTTGGCGTAGGCATCAATAGGAAAAAATATGTACCCAAAAGATAGTGAAGTAGGAAAGTTTAAGCTTTTAATGTATCGGGGCGTCAAAGACAAATCTACACATCTGCACGAGGAGTTTGCTAGTGACCCTGGTGATTACGGTTGCGGAGAATATTGGACTGATAATAAAGAATTCGCAGCTATATATGGCAAGGTTATATCAAAGGTTATTGAACTCGATAACGTATATCGAATCCCGAAAGGCCAAGTTTTACCACTTATAGAAGAGTACGAAACTTGTAAAATGCATCTAGGCCATGAAAAGAGGCTAGAGGGAGCAACTAAGCTAACTAATATGTTCAAAGAAAAGGGTTATAGCGCAGTGTTAACAGTAGGTTATGAAAACCCAAATATTCTTGGCTTGTGCATATTCAATGCCTAACAAGGGAATATTGTCGGACTGGCTTTCCGCTGCGCTCCAAACCAGCCGCAAATACGGGCGTTATCTCTTACATTTTCTAATATCTACCAGTCCAAATAGAGCTGCCTTTCTAAGAAGCTTTTGTCCAATTATTAGTTAGTTTAAACAATAAAGCGATCTCTCACCAAGATCGCTTTGCTGCTAAAACCGCTTTCCAAACCGACTGGTATTATCTTTCCATTCCTCAACAGCCGAACGTAGCCAACGTAATGGCATCAATGTAATTGGCTCAGGGAAGCCGCGTGTTTGTCGCCACTTATAAATTGTTGCTCGACTTGTGATTTGAAACATCTCTAAAACTTCAACGTGACTAATTAAAAGATGCGTTGATTGCTCATTAAGTTCAGCATAAGTTTTTGCTGGTGGCGGTGAATCAGGTAGTTGCTTTTGTTGTTTACTTTTATAGTGTGACGGTGTCACGTTTAAGCTGTTTTCTGTGGTATATGAGATGTTTACAGTAGGGTAGCTGTTGTAATCGAACATGTTTGATTCCTTATTGGCATGTTGTACTAACAAAATTAGAAAGACGAACCCGATTCATGGTGTGCCAGCAACGGGCATCACCTTTAAATAAGCCTCCTGCCTTTAATTTTGCACATCCTTCCGGTAATGACTCACCACAATGTTGGCAAGTACCTAGTGATTGTTTGATTTGTTCCATCTCACCATGAATACGATGGATCATTAGTTGTAATGCTTCAGCGTTATCACAAGCTGCATTGGGATAAGAGAAGAATTTACAGATCTCATTTAGCCGTTCGATCTCCATATTATTTAATGGAAGAGGGAAATTGGTCACGCCATTGGTTTTACGGTTATCTCTCAAACGTTGGGCGCGTTTACGTGCTTGTTCACGTTTTTTATCATTAGTAGTCATAAGCCGAGATAGGTTGCTAGTTAGATTTAATTCACGTTTTGTGTAACACAAAGATACACAAAACGTGTTTACCATGTCAACACAAATCGTGAAATTAAAATTTAGGCATAAAAAAACCGCCAGGAAGGCGGTTCATGTTTATGTGTTACTGATCAAAACAGTTTTAGTTTGGCATCAATAACAACCCCGATAATTTTGCAATTACCGTTAATGGGTAAAGTCGGGTATTGAGGGTTTAGCGGTTTTAAGAATCGTTGGCCTGCATCGATAACTAATTTTTTGAACGTGGCTTCATTCACATCAGTTAATTTAGCTACAACCAATGAACCGTTTTGGGCTTCTCGTTCGGCATCAACAAGAACCAGTGTTTCTTCTGGAAAACTGATACCACTTGATGATGTCATTGAATCACCATGAACACGAAGCCAGAAACAATTAGGGCTTGTGCGCTCAGTCGTACCGTACCATTCGCTTATTTCATCTTTCAAGTAAGGCTCACATGCTTCTGTCCATGCACCAGCTTGAATTGAACTTAAAACAGGGAATGATTTTTGATAGTTCGGTTGGATATCAATAGTGGTGACATTGGCAAAACTGGTTAGCTCATCATCATCAAATAAAATCTGATAGGGCTTAATGCTTAAATGTTTAGCCAACATGTCAGCATCATCTAAATTAATACTTCTTAATCCAGACTCATAGTTACTGATACGCGAAGGTCCCCAACCACAAAGTTCGGCTAGGTCTTTTTGGCTAATGCCTTGTTTTATACGGAGCTGCTTTAAACGCAGTCCTACTTCAGTCTTTTTATCCATATTCATAAAATATCACGAAGCGTGAAATTAAATAACACACAATTTGTGATTTTTGGGTTGATAATAATTCACGAAATGTGTATCTTGACGGTAACCAAGGAGCTTTAATGAATCAAATCGCACAGCAACGGAAACTGCTTAATATTTCTCAAGCAGAACTCGCTGGAAAATTAGATAGCGGTCCATCTCGAATATCTAATTTTGAAGCATCAATTAGAAAACCCAACCTTAAAACCTGTTGGATGATCGTGAATGCACTCAATGAATTAGGTGCCAATTGTACCTTTGAGCAAGTATTTCCTAATCCTAAACAAAATAGTAACGAAACAATCTGATTATAGATGATTGTCCATCTTCTGGTTATTTATACAGTTAAGGAAAACCCGCATGTCAATTCAGAGCCTAAAAAGCGTTATGCGTAACGCTGTTGAGGGATGGCGTACTGAAGTCAGTAAAGAGTTCATTGCTCAAAAAGTTGCCCGTCAATATCACAATATGGATTTACCGTTTGAAGTTGATGCACAACGAAAGCAATTGCTTAAACCGGTAGGGGCTGATGATAAGAACAACCAACAAAACTTTTTCCGTTATTTAGAACGAACCAGTATTGAAGCCAAAGCCACCATGATGGATTTGTTACCGGCTATTTTGGTTGCCTTACCTAAACAACGAGCTTCTGATGCGCTCAATGCGTTTTTAAATCCACTTGGGTTTTCCGTAGCAGTAATAGGAACGGGGAGTGAAACACCTAAACGTGATCAGCTACTGGCGATGTTTAACAAAGAATCATCCGAAGCATTGTCATCGTTATTGTTGCTACCTGATAACGCCACCGTAGAACAGCTTCGTGCTGCTTACCGTGAAGTACAAGAAAGTGAAGGCTCTCATAAACCTTTACTGGGTTATTTAGAAACATTAATGACCGCTAAAAACCACAAGGTTGGCAGCCATGAATAAGTGTTATCAAGCTATCAACATTACATCAATACAGGTACGGGGGCGGTATGTCAGGGTTATTTAACGCAATACGCGAGCTATCAGGTAACGAAGCTAATATCAGTATTCCGCGTGTTTACATTCGTTTTTGTAACGGTGATTTAAACCAAGCTGCAGTGCTGTCTCAGTTAGTGTTTTGGTCAGGCCGTACCACTAGAACAGATGGTTGGTTCTATAAGCGTCATGAACAATTGGCGGATGAATTAGGCTTCTCTGTAGACCAAGTTCGCTATGCATTGAAGAAGCTAAAAACACGCTTAAATGATTGCCTAGAAACAGCCCGTAAGAAGGCAAATGGTGTACCGACAGTGCACTACAAATTCAATGAATCAAAGCTAATGGAAATCATCTTTTTTAGTCAACATTCCGATTCGGTAAATTTACCGAATGGAAACGGGAATATTACCGAATCCATTCGGGGATCTCACCGAAACCTAGGAAACGGGAAAATTACCGAATCCATTAACAGATCCAATACAGATCCGATAAAACAGATCAATAACCCTGTAGTCCCTTGCGAGGATGCTTATCAAGATTCTCAAATCACTGAGCAATCACAACCAGCACCACTGGAACGTAACACCAAGCCTGTTCGTGTTCAGCGTAAATTGAAAACTGAACTGGCAGATGATTTCACTATCACCGAGTCGATGCAGCAGTGGTATTCAGCACAAGGTTTTACACTGGATGCACAAGCGGCAACGTGTCAGTGGGCGGATGCGATGAAAGCCCGTGATTGTAAATATTTAGATTGGGTAGCTGCTTGGCGTAACGGCATGCGCAATGCTAACAAGTGGGCAGCAGAGCGCACTAATAAACAAATTTCAACCACACAGCGAATGGGTGCCAGCGATGGCAAATATGGTCCACCGGAGGATTATCGATGAACATCATGCAACGTTTAGCGCAAACCATGCCAGCCCATGTGAAGCCATACACTTACGAGCAAATGCAAGCCATTCGTCAGCGTGAAGCCGATGTGGTCGCTAAGAATCTTTATGAGCAAAACCAACAAACGCGAGTGTCAAAAGCATTAGGTCGTTCAGGTATCAAGAAGCGTCACCAACACTGTAGCTTTGATAACTTCGTGATTCAGAATGCAGGTCAGCAACATGCGTTCGATGAATCAAAAACGTTTGTAGATAATTTACTGAATGATCGTGCGTGTGGTGGTTTCATCTTTGCGGGTACATCAGGCACAGGTAAAAACCACTTAGCGTGTGCGATTGCCAATCAAGCGCTTCAGCAACGCCGATCAGTAGTGGTGATCACCGTTGCCGAATTGATGCTTAAATTTCGTGATACTTACCGTCAAGACTCAGCGACTAGTGAAACTGCACTGATTCGTTTTCTGAGTAATGTCGATTTGCTGGTGATAGATGAATTGGGCGTTCAGCACAACAGCAATAACGAGCGAGTAATGATAAACCGCATCATTGATGAACGTTATACCCTAGAAAAACCAACAGGGGTGATTACCAACCTTCAGAGTGATGAACTTATAACAACTTTAGGCCGCGCAGCTGTCGACCGCATTATGGAAGACGGTAAGTGGGTAACGTTTAATTGGGCAAGTTTTAGAATTAACAAAGGAACACAACCAGCATGAGAATCGAAACCCTGTTGAGTAAATTTGCGATTAAAGGGATTAACTACGATCCTCAGTCTGGTGGTGGTAAAGCGTTATTGTCTGCAGAAGAACAATTGGCGGTAGTGGGGCTATGTTGGCATGAATCGCCAGTAGGGTGGTTGGTATTGTTTGTTGAAGGGCTAAGAGATGTTCATGCACTTAAACAACTGCAAATAGCGACTAGGGGTGAAACATTACGATTAATGGAAGATTGGCGTGGTGTTTACCCTGAAAAGGCGTTAACAGCATTATGTGCAACGGCTATTGCTGAGGCGACTCAACAGAATGGCCAAGTTTGTCCAGAGTGTAATGGTAGTGCAATTGTAGTAGATAAGAACCGTAATCGTTGTAAGTGCCAGTGTTGTAAAGCAGGTCGTATTGTATGGACACAAGAAACGCGCTTTGCGTATTTTGCTCAGGTTCTTCCAGTAACTTATAGCCGATTTAAGCGTTATAACGTTATATTGGATAAATTGGTGATTTGGTTGATAGAAAATAAGGCAGTAGCAATTATGGCAATGGAAGAGCAGGTTGAGATAGTGTACTGTGATATAGTAATTTGAATTGGTTTTTAATGTTGTATTTTAGGTAGTTAGACAGTGTACATACTTCCATAATGAAATTATATGCTATAAAATAAATTTAATATGTATTAAAACGAAGATATTATGGACGCTGAATTTAAAGGACAACTAATAGAAAACAATATTCGAGATGTGTATCAGCGTTATCTATTAGGTCATGATGTATGGTTTTTCCGTGAAAAACTTCAGTCAACTACTTACGCTCAAGATTATGATAACTTTAAACTTTATATGTCTAAAGAGTTGGGGTTACATGTTAATAATATAGCTATTGTTGGTAGCGCCAAGCTTGGATTCAGTCTAAGTCCTGATAAAAACTATAGTCAATTTCATGATAGATCAGATATTGATTTAGTTGTTGTATCACAGCCTATTTTTACTCAAGCATGGCAGGCTTTTTTAGAACTTCATCAAAGAACATATTTACCAACCTATGGTCCTATTGCAAAGAATATTTTTAAAGGCTTCGTTTCATTGAAAGAAATTGACACGAGGAATGCTTTTTTTGATGATTGGTCTCGAAAAGTTGAACCACTAAAAAAAGACTTGCAAACAATATTTAACATTCCTCATGATATTAATTATAGAATTTATGATTCATGGGAATCTGTTGAAAATTATCATACATCGGGGTTAAAAGAACTCAAAAGACAATTAGAGGAAAATGATAAATGAGAGCCATTGATTTAATAAAAGTAGAGTCGAAAGATATTAAGTGGCTGTCGGATAATCTTAAATCAGGCATAATTACTGTAGATAACTCTTATCAGCGAAAATATATTTGGCAACCAAAAGACCAAATAGCACTTATCGAAACTATTCTTCTTGGATATCCGATACCTGAAATTTACCTTTGGGCTAATGATACAAATCCAGATACTGGTGATACAATGTATTCAATTGTTGATGGACAGCAACGGCTTACGACCATCCAAATGTATTTAAATGATGAGTTTAAGCTATCAAAATTTGGTATTGATAATGAAGATGCTGATTACTTAGGTAAAAAATTCTCAGAATTATCAAAAGAACATAAGCAAGAGTTTTGGCGCTATCAATTCTCATCTCGATTTATTAATAATATTGTAAGTAAAGAAGAAATTGCTAAGTTATTCTTACGATTAAATAGAACAAGTACAACACTTAATCCTCAAGAGTTAAGAAATGCAGAATTTAATGGTTTATTTTTAACTTTAGCGGAAGATATTTCAAAGCATGATTTTTGGAATACATACGAAGTGTTTACTAAAATTGATATTAGAAGAATGCAAGATATTCAATTTATAAGTACACTTTTAATCTTTATAAGAATGGGGATTGAGCAGGATAACTCTCAACGTTCAATAAATAAAGCATATGATCAATTTAATGAAAACTATCCTGAAGCAGAACAAGATAAGAATATTATATTTAATATATTAGCTATTATTGATGAACTTGTCGGTGGTAAAGATATATTTAAATCTGTGTTAAAAAGAAAAGGACATCTATATTTTATTTTTGTTCTTTCTTATTATGTTTATAAAATGAAAGAAATAAAAGAAATAAATTTAGTATCAGTATCAAGTAAACTTGAAGAATTCTTTACTATTTACGAGGAGAATTCTCCAGAAAAAATTGATGATTTAGTTGAAGAATATCGCTTCTTGAGTCAAGAAGGGTCTAAAAAGAGCCATAATCGCCAACGCAGATATGAAATACTGAAATCATATTGTATGTAAGTAATTATATCTATATTTTAAAAAATACCACATCAACCCATCAACTCGGTGGGTTTTTGTTTTATAAAAGATAGTAATACTTATCTTTTCATAAGGTTTTATTTTTGATAAATAATAAATTTTTATTTAAATAGAATTTATAGTGAGTAGCTATTTTCAGAATTATAATTTTATGAGTAATGTTGTAATTAGACTATTTACTTTTGATAATGAATTAGGAGTATATTTTATAAAACCTGACGAGGACTTACGTTGGTTTGTTATTCGTGTGTGGGGTAATTAGCTAGTGTAACCTCTGATTTTTCTATAAATGGAATAAAGAGGCTTATGTCTATTCTTGATACCGTATTTTCTGTGGTTTATCGATACTGAATTATCAAACCCTGTAAACCATTCAGAAGTGCAGAAAAAGGGAAGACTATTGGCGTTATTTACCGTATGTGTACTAGTTAGTAATTATAGATAGTATAAAACAGATTGTGTATGGGCGCAAATTTGCTTTAAAATCAGAGTCTCGAATAAGTTATGGGCATATAAATGGTTAAGCAAATTGAGTTGGATTGGTCGGAAGGAAAGACGATCGATGATGAATTTTTCCCTGAAGATAAATTAGGCAGAGTTAAATACGCCACTTTTCTCACAAAGCTTCTAGCATCACAGGGATTTGATAAATCACGAAATGATGCAGACCAAAAACGAAATTATGTTCTTAATTTGAATTCAGAGTGGGGAGCAGGTAAAACCTATTTTTTAAAGCGCTGGTCTGAGGATATTAAAGATCATTATCCTGTCGTATATGTTGATGCGTGGAAAAAAGACTATTCTGATGATCCATTAATGACTGTAATTTCTTCTATTATTGAACAGTTAAGAAAGCAAGCAGGAAAAGATAAAGAATCACCTGAGTTTAAAGTTCCTAGAAAACTTATTGGTTTATTGAAGGCTGCTGCACCAGGGATTGGACGAGGATTATTTAAAAAGTATATTGGAATTGATCCTGTAATGATTATGAATGCCGATGATGATAATGAAAGTCTCGGTGAAATTAGTACAGACGAAAATGGTAATCCTATTGATATGAGCTTTGCAGCATCAGAAGCTGTTAAGTATTTAATTGATGAGCATGATGCTAAAAGCGCAGCAATAGAAAGTCTGAAAAAAAGTGTATTTGAATGGGTTAAGGCAGTCGTTGGTCTCAAAAAAAAGGAATTACCTGCTTTCATTTTTATTGATGAACTAGATCGTTGTCGTCCTAGTTATGCTGTTGAGATGCTTGAAACAATTAAACATATTTTCGATATTAAAGGTGTGGTTTTTGTTATTGCTACTGATACTGAGCAATTACAACATGCAGTAAAGGCTGTTTATGGTGAGGGATTTAATGCCAATATGTATCTTGGACGCTTCTTTAATAGTCGTTACAGTCTTAAATCACCGAATTTAGAAAATTTTTTAGAAGTACATAGTGATGCGAGTAAACTTTCTGGTGATTATTTAAGAGATTTAAATATTGAAATACTGCCATTTAATGAAGATGCAAAAATTACATTGCGTAATATATCTATTGTTTTAAATGCTTTTAAAGTTTCAGCTCGAACAGCTATTCAAATAGCAGATCGAGTGGTTGCTACAATATCAAATATGCCTAAATGCTCTAAGGTTGATATTTTAATGTTGACAGCATTGCTTTGTATAAAAGAGAAAGACTCAAATCTTTTTGATGAAATAGTAAGTGGAAATTTTGTGAAGGTTGTACAAAAAGGGGATAGTACAACTAAAATCTATTTAGATAAATTTTTCGAAACATATTTAATAGAAAAATATCATAAGCAGTATATTGAAATGGTATTTTCACCTCAAGAATATGTTCAAGAGCACAAAGTTTATACTCGTCAAAATATGATCGCTAACCCATATTTACCCGGTGTTTATCGTTTTCATTTAATTGATTATTTTAAAAAGATTTTTTCTTCTCATTTTAATTCAAAAGGAGCTGGGTTCGTTGGGGTGGTTTCTCTTTGGGGAAATGATAATACCCGACATAAGGACGAGCAAACACCTTTAGAGAAAATTTATTCTTCTCTTTTGGAGGAATTTGATAATAATCGCCATAATACCGATTTACTAATGTTAGAAAAGGCTGGGCTTCTATGGATGCAGTTTTTCTATATTAAAAATAAATTCGATTCTATTGATATGGATGAATATAAAGACTTTGTAGAATTAGCATCCCCATTGGATTGGATGGGTAAAGATGAGTTACTCGAGGAAACTGATTAAATAGAATTGACTTAATCTAATAATCTAGACATAATCCCCACATTGCAGAACCTCACCTACTCGGTGGGGTTTTGTCGTTTTAGGATTCCATTAAATCCATAACCGTCCTTTGAGGCGGTTTTTTTATGTCTGAAATTCGCCTATGAGAGAGAAAGTTATTAGCTGGTTTGCCTACCTTTGGGCAGGTTTAACCGGTGTAGCCTCTGGTCTTTCCATGAACGAAATAGGGGTGCTCATCTCTATTTTTGCCACCGTATTTACCGCGTTTATTAACTGGTTTTATCGACATCGAACCCTCAAAGCCCTGCAAAACCATCCAGAGGTGAAGAAAATCTATGAGCAAATTGAAGAAGACTAGTGGCGTTATTGGTTGCTTGGTCGCCAGTGTGTTGGCGGTTGTAGCTGGTACCGATCACGAATTAAAAACCAGCCCTGATGGATTAGCGTTTATCAGTAATTTAGAGGGGTGTTCATCATCCGCTTATCAATGCAGTGCCGATCGTTGGACTGCAGGGTTAGGCCATACCACAGGAGTAAAACAAGGCGACAAAGCGACCACCGAAACCATTGCGGATTGGTACATTGAAGATATCAGCGCGGCGGAAAAGGTGGTTGATCGGCAAGTTAAATTACCTGCTGGCCCTCAATACGATATGGCAGTGTCATTTGTGTTTAACCTCGGGGCGGGCAACTTTCGCAGTTCTACCTATCTCAAGAAACTTAAAGCAGGGCAGTTAACCGCAGCTTGTAATGAGTTTCTACGGTGGGTATTTGTGAATGGTAAAGATTGCCGACTCGATAGCAGTCACTGTGCTGGCATCGTTAAACGCCGTTTAGCAGAGCAAAAGGTTTGCTTGTATGGCTATCAGTAAGTTCAAGCTCATCGGGACTGTTGGTGCATTAACGGCATTATCGATATTGGCGTGGACGTATTCACAGACAGTGCAAAAGCTGGAAGCGGCTCAAGCACTGGTTGTGGAACAACAAACCCAATCAAAGCAGTTAGTGGACGTTAATCAGTCGATGCAATCTACCATTACCCGTTTAGAGCAAGCATCCCACCAAGAACGATTAGCGGCTGAACATAACGAACGCCAACGTCAGCAATGGCAACAACGGGCGTTAAAAGCACAACGTCAAATCGATAAGGATATTGCTCATGAAAAGTGTGCTGATTTGCCTATCCCTAACGCTAGTCAGTGGTTGTACTACACCAAGCCCGCAAGTGGTGACTCAATACAAAATTGAATACATCAAACCACCTGCAGCGTATTTGATTAGCTGCAAACAACCATTTCATAAACCGCCCATGACTTGGGGTGAAGCCGCTAAACGTGATCCGGTGTGGTTACACCATTTCTCGCTGTGTGCTGCACAAATTGAAAACCTACGCCGTTGTTATAACGACCCAACACACTGTGCGGCGTTACCCATTACAGAGGGAGAGCCATAACCACAATAGAGAGTGCCATGAATAATGAAAAACGTTTTTGGAATACCACCGAACTTGAACAGTTTGGTAAACACCGTTCAACCATTCGTAAAAACTTAAAAGCGGCAGGGGTTTCTCCTGTCGCTTATAAGGGCAACACGCCACTTTATGATGTGGTGCAAGTCGCACCGTACTTATGCCAACAACCGCGTAAAGAATCAGATGCACCCGATTTAATGGGGTTTAAAACTGCAGCTGAGTTACGGGCGTATGTACAAAGTGAACGAGAAAAGCTGATTTTGATGCGGGAATCTGGTGAGAGTGTTACCAAAGAAGATTATGAAAATGAAATTGCTGTCTGTATTGCCAGTGTTAAAGGCTTTAAAGACAAGGTGATCACCCGTATTGAATCCGCTATTCCGACCGCGACACCGCAACAACTTGAAGATTTAGAAACTCTGCTTAATTTCGATTTAAAGGCGGTCGCTGATGAGCTTGAGACAGTTTGATGCCCGTTTAGGGATTGAGTTTGCTAATGCTAAAGCTATTCGGCGTGGCTTTGCTTACTTGTGTGCACCCACGGATAAAACACCGGTGGAAGCGGCTGATGATGAACTGTGGATCTCTGATGGTACCGATGTGACTAAGTTTCTATCGTCACAAGTGCCGTACATGCGAGAGCCGTTAAATTGTTTGGCTCGGCGTATTTATGAAGCGGTGATTGTGGTTGGTCCTGCGCGTTCAGGTAAAACCAAGGCGATGGTGGAAGGCTGGATCAATTACACCGTCACCCAAGCCCCTGGTGACATGCTGCTTATCTACAGTACCAAGACTAAAGCTACTGATATGTCGAAGGTCGATTTAGAACGAAGTTTTTCAGCTACTGCTGGTATTGCCAAGCTGCGAACAGGGCGTAAAGCTGATGACAATATCACTTCGAAGAAATTTAAAAATGGCATGATCTTAAAGTTGGATTCTGCCACCGAAACCAGTTTATCTGCGTCCACGTATCGTTATGCCGGCGCGACCGATTACGATCGTGCTGATGATGCGGTAGGCCAAGAAGGCTCTAAGTTTGAACTGATGCTAATGCGTGTCCAAAACGCGAAATCATCCGGCATGGTAATGGCAGAATCTTCTCCTGGTCGTATTGTGCGTAACCCTAAACGGGTTGAAGATTTATCACCGCATGAATCCCAACCTTGTGGTGGTATTGCTGATTTATATAACCAAGGTGATCGCCGCCGTTTCTATTGGTTATGCAAAGACTGTAATAGCTATTTTCGTCCTGATTTTGAGACCCTTAAATGGGAACAACATGCTGAGTCTTTAGAAGCGGCTAAAACCGCATGGGTTGAATGTCCTCGTTGTTGCCATCGTCATACTGAATCACAAAAACAGACCATGAACCTTGAAGGGCGTTGGTTTCGTGATGGGGCAATTGACCAATATGGTGAGGTTGTCAGCGATGAATCAGTCATTCGAACCAGTAAATGGGCAACGTTTTGGTTTGAAGGCATTGTGGCAGCCTATGCCAGTTGGGAAAACTTGGTATATCGCTTTCTTAATGCGGATGCCTTGTTCCAGGATTGTGGTGATGAAGAGTCTTTAAAAACTTTTATCAACGTGCGTATGGGCAGACCTTATGTGATGCAGTCGCGTGGTCAAGAAGTCGGTGCGCATCAGTTAATGGCACGAGCTGCTGATCATGAACGTGGCATTGTGCCATTAGGTGGACGCTTCTTAATGATGTCCATCGATGTACAAGGTGGTAAACAAAACCCACGTTTTGTGGTGCAAGCCCATGTTTATGGTGAAGGGCTGCAACGGTGGGTGATTGATCGTTTTGAAATCCTTACCAATCCCTATCGTAACAATGACCGCATTAACCCAATGGTGTATGCCGAAGATTGGGATTTATTGATTGAACAAGTGATCAAGAAAACCTATCCCTTAGCGGATGGTTCAGGGCGGGTGATGAAGCCGGTATTAACCTTGTGTGATTCCGGTGGCTCAGGTGAGAAGAAAAAAGGTAAGCAAAAAAGCTCATCCGTTACCGATCATGCTTATCAGTTTTATAACCGCCTCAAAGGGCATGGCTTATCGCACCTATTCCGATTAGTGAAAGGGGCAAGCCGTGACATCGATGATCTGGTTAAAGAAACCTATCCCGATAAACGCAGTAAGTTGGCCAACGGTGAAATCCCACTGTTAATGCTGCATACCAACCGTTTAAAAAATCGCGTCGCTGCCAGTTTTTCGCGGTTAGAGTTTGGTGCGCGGTTCTTTCATTTACCGGGTTGGGCGGATCGAGTTTGGTTTGATGAACTCACGGTTGAATATATTGATGAGCTTGGCCATTGGCAAAAGCCCGATGGTGCACGTAATGAGTCGTTTGATTTATGTGCCTATGCCGAAGCGGGTATGCATTACAAAGGTGGTGATGATATCCATTGGGATAACCCGCCAGCATGGGCCGCTGATTGGCAATTTAATAGCAATGTAGTTGATGTAGACCAAACGCCGAAGTTTGAGCGGGTGGCGCGTCGACGATATAACCACTCAAAAGGAATTTTTGGATGACAACCCAACGTGAACGGCTGCAGTGGTATCTCGATGCTGAGAAAAAGATCTTGATGCAACAAGTGGTTGAAACAGCTGAAGGGGAAAAGCTGACCTTTGCGAGTTTGGCAACGGTTCGCCGTGAAATAGAACGTCTGCAGCAGTTGATTAGCCGTGAAAATCAGGGAGGACGCCGCAGTATGATCCGGAGAAACTACCTTGAGTAAATTGAATATAGCCGATCGTATCATTTGTTATTTTAATCCTAAGTCAGGGGCTGAACGGCTTTATAACCGTAACCTGATTAATAAATACCAAGCTGCACTGCCTGCTAATCCTCACACCAAAAAACGTAATGCTCGTTCTACTGGCAAAGCCAATCAAATCAATAAAGATGCGAAGTCTTTACGCGAACGTGCGCGACATATGGATGAAAACACGCCTTATGTTACCGCCATTCTTGATGAGTTGTGTGCCAATGTCGTAGGACCTAACGGCATTATGATTGAACCACAGCCGTTAGACATGAACGGTGATGTTCATACTGACTTTGCCCGTAAGATCAGCGAATGGTTTGAACGGTTTTCATTGCAACAAAACATTGATGGTGAGTTATCACGGGCTGAAACCGAATGGTTAGCCTGTCGAACATGGCTGCGTGATGGTGAAGTGTTTGCCCGTTATTACCTAGGGCGAGATGCAGGAATTGAATACCCATCATCAACGCCGTTTGGAGTGCAGCCGTTTGAGCCTGATTACATACCCCTGAATATCAACGAGCCTGAAAAGGGCATGTATGAAGGTATTCGCCGTAATGGTTTAGGTCAGATGGTGTCATTACTGATTCAGCGTGATGCTCATGGCTTTTCTTTTGCTGAAGTCGATGCGCGGTTTGTGGCGCATTTAAAATTTACCCGTCGATTTCATCAAAACCGAGGGGTAACACTGCTGCATTCGGTTCTAGATTTGATTGCTGATATTGAAGATTACGATCAATCAGAGCGAGTCAGCGCGCAGATTGCTAGCCGCTTTGCCTACTTCATTAAACGAGATACGGGCTCAGGTGAGGCTGATAACTTTGAACGTGGTGGCGATATCTTTCTAGGGATGGGAAACAGTTTTGAACTCGCTCCTGGTGAAGATGCTGGCATTGTTGAAAGTAAGCGCCAAGAAGCCATGAGCAGTCCATTTCGTGATGCTCAAATGCGATTAGCAGCATCAGGTGCGGGGGTTAACTGCTCAAGTGTTACCCGTCATTACACTGGCTCTTATTCCGCCCAACGGCAAGAGCTGATTGATTCCTTTGCTCGTTATCGCATTTTACAACGTAAGTTCGTCACCAGCTGGACCCGTCCTCAATATCGAATGGCACTGCAGATGGCGATTTTATCGCGTGAATTGGTGGTGCCTAAAGAAGTGGATGTGGTTTCTGTGCTTAACGCCATTTATCAAGCCCCTGTGATGCCGTGGATTGATCCCGCTAAGGAAATGACCGGCATTGAAAAAGGCACTCGGTTAGGGCTGCAATCACTGAGTCATTTCCAACGTGAACGCAATTATAACCCTGTCGCTGTACGCCGTGAGATAAAAGCCGAACGTCAAGCCATGAATGATGATGCCATTGTGAGTACGGCTGATCCTGCGCATAACGTTCAAACGAAGATCCAACACACAACCAAAGAGGCACAACATGCCAAAGACAACTAAATCGTGGTTCACGCTCAATAACCAAGGCGAAGGCCAACCGGTGAAGGTGTGGATCCATGGTGATATTGGTAGTTATGACATTGAAGCCATTGATTTAATCAAAGCTCTACAGTCAGTCGGTACGCAAGATGCTGAGTTTCGTATTCAAAGTTATGGTGGCTCAGTCTATGAAGGGCTGGCGATGTATAACGCCATTAAAGCCCATAAAGGTAAAACCATTGGCATCGTTGATGGGTTAGTGGCATCGATTTCTAGCTATTTCTTAATGGCTTGCGATGAAATTCAAATGCCTGAAAACGCCAAGCTAATGATTCATGATCCTGCTATTGGTGCATGGGGTGGCGAAAATGAAATAGAAAGTGCGTTAACTCAACTGAAGAACGCCAAGCAGACCATTGCTGAAGCCTATGCCGAGCGTTGTGGTAAGTCGTTAGATGATGTGCTGCAAGCGATGGCAAAAGAAACCTGGTTCACCGCCAGCCAAGCCTTGGAGTTTGGTTTGATTGATGCGGTGATTGATGCCGTGGACTTATCCAATTGCCTTAAAAAAGTCTCTGCCACTGAGCTGCAAGCCAAAGCCTTTAAACATACCCCCGATGATTTATTGAATCAGCTTGTGCAACCGCCAGCAACACCGACACCTGAACCTCTAATAAACCAACAAAGTGATCCTATGCCTAAACCTATCGATAACGATGCATTACAAAATGCGTTAAAAAACGAGAACCAACGTCAATCGACTATTCGCACTTTGTGTGCAACCCATAAGGTGAGTGACACCCTGCGTGATGAAATGCTCAATGACTTAAATTGCAGTGCTGAAGATAGCTCACTCAAGATATTGCAATACTTGGGTTCGATTTCTATTAATGGCCAAGAGCCCACTGCAGAACAACCACCAACAGGGTTAACCAATACTCATATTCATGTGGGCAACGGTAATACCACTAAAGATACGCTGCAAAATGCTCTCAATGCCCGTTGTGGTACGGGTGAAATTGAAAAAGATAACCCGTACCGCTTAAAAACCTTACTTGATATGGCTGAAATAGCGGTGGGTAAGGATGCTAAATATTGTAGTAACAAGAATGAATTAGTCGCTCGTGCGTTTAACAGTGGCGATTTTGCCGACATCATCACCGAAAGTGTGCGAACGGTGATGCGAGATGAAGCACAAGTACGTGCACCATTATGGCGAGACTTAGCAAATACTGAAAACCTGCCGAACTTTAAAGAAACTGATTTAATTCTCATTAATGATGCGCCTGATTTAATGGCTGTATCAGAAGACGGTGAATACAAATCAGCCACCATCAAAGGCAGTGGAGAGAAAATTCAGTTAGCCAGTTTTGGTCGTGAAATTGCCTTTACCCGTCAAGCTATCATCAATGATGAGATTGCCTTGATCTCAAAAATTCCGCGTAAGTTCATGCAATCGGCTTATCGCTTGTCGGATAAGTTGATGTTTAACGCCATTCTTAGCGGAAAAATGGGTGATGGTAAGAGTGTGTTCCAAGCGGGTGGCGCGAATAAGTGGGGCAACTTAGTTAATGATATTCCTGCCGCTGATTACCAAGCCTTAGTGATGGCGCTGCATAAAGCCTTTGCGACTGCGACTACCTCTGAAGGGGATGCGTTAGATTTACGCGGTGAAATCCTGCTGGCTAACCCTGACCATGCTTCATTCTTAGAAGCGGTACTTAATACGGCCAGTAAACCTGATACGTTTAACCCTGCCTATAAGAAGTTTGCCAAGGTAGTCGAAACTGCTCGATTAGCCACGATTAATGGTGCGATTGCGTTAACCGGTAAAGATTTTGATTCGGTGGTGATGGGCTTTCTTGATGGCGCACAAGATCCTTGGTTAGAAACGGGGGATGGTTGGAGCAGTGACGGTGCGAAGTTCCGTATTACTTATGATGTGACCTCGAAAGTGCTTGATCGTCGTGGCATTGCTCAGGCAACGTTTGCCAATAAATAATATCGATTGTTATAGGGTGCTTCGGCATCCTTTTTTATAAGCGTAATAAACACATGGACAGAAAACACTATGCGTATTGCTGATGGTTTAAAGATTGATTTAAAAGCGCCAGTGGGTGGCTTTGAGAAAGATGTGCCGGTTAAGTATGGTGCGTTGATTGTGGTACCTAACTATTCGGCTAAAGAAGGTCAAGTGGTGAGCTGTACTTATCGTGGTTTGTTTGATGGACCCATTAAAGCGGGTGATTCACCGTCATTTATTGGTGAAGCGGCTTATTTTGACAGTGGCTTCTTTACTAAAACCGCACCAACAGGTGATGGCGCTGTGACCGTTCCTATCGGCTCATTCATTGATAGCGGCGTATTGTTGATGGGCGTTGCCTTAAACAGTTAATTCACAAAGGGGGGTGATCATCAATGAAGAGTGCGTTTGATGATGCTCGGCAGTTGATTCAAGCCTCTATTCAGCAGTGTTTTGGCAGTGAATTAGTGGTGATGTTACCTGATGGCCAACAGCGAAAAATTCAAGGTTATATCAAACACCAATCATCAGAGAATCATGCCATTAAACGGTTATTAACGGGGAGTTGTTTACCACCTTTATCAACCATGATGATAAAGGGTAAGCGTTATAGCTTGGTGCTCTCTGGCCATGAACAAGGCAAAGGAAAGCAAAAGAGTCAGCTGCAGCGTGAATATGTTTTAAATCTGTCTCAAGCAGGGATTAAACATGACTTCTCTGAATACTAATATGGTATTGGACACCCGTTTTCTTGCTCGTCTTTCCTATCTACCTGATGAATTAGCCAAAGCGGCTAAACAAGCGATGATCAAAACCAATCGCTGGTTAAGGGCGGCTTCGATGGCTGATTTAGGTTATGAACTCAGTATTGATTCAAAAGCCATGACTACCCGTTTTCGAACCTATAAAAACGGCGGTATGTCAAAGCTGTGGGTGGGGGTAAGAAGCCTTGGTGTGCATCGATTAGGGACACCGGTTCAAAATGGTAAAGGGGTGCAAGTGGGTAGCCATTTCTATGATGGTGCGTTTATTTCACCAATGGACAGTGATCAACTGTTGGTCTTTCGCCGTGAAAATAAAGGTCGAAAATCCATTAAGTTAGTCACCATTGATATTAGTGAAGAAGCAGAAGAGATCATTGATTCTTACTTACCTGATTTGAACCGTAAATTTGAGGAGTTTTTTCATCGTGAGTTCCAATTCATTCTTTCGGGCGCCAAGTGAATGGGTGATGACCGTTATTGAACGGTTAGAGCAGCGTTTACAGCTTGGCAAGATAGAAACCGCTTATCAACGTGAAGAAACAGAGCCAAGTGCGCCTATCGTGCGTTACCAATGTGGTGAATGCCAATCCATTAATCACACCAACAATGATGGTCGTAAAATCCATGAAATTGAGCTGCGATTCTTGGTAGAAGTGCCGATTGCTCAAGCTAACTTTGATGTGGTGGCGCTGGACTTATCAAGCCGTATTGAACGTGAGTTGTTTAATCAACGTTTTGGTTGTGTGGATGATGTTGAAGAGGCGCGGTTGATTTCAAATCTGCCGCGCCGTTTTAATCCTGATAATGGCGTGTTCTTGCGGGTTGTCACCATTAAGCAGCGTATTTTTATGGGGCCGATTGAACACGATTGGCATGAGATTATAGGAACGCAAGCCAATGTTGAGGGCATTAGTTGAACGGATCCGTTCGTTAGAAAAAGAAGTGATGGCTTTGCGTGAGGAAATGGAAGAAAACCGCCGTTCTTCAAACAATATTATTCGCCTTGGTGTGGTGGCTACGACATCAGAACAAAGTGTTGATGTTACCGCTGGTCAGAATAAGGCAACGCGGGTGCCGTTCTTTGTTCATAGCGCTGGGCGAGTCAGTCATTACCGCCGTCCTAGTGTGGGTGAGCAGTGCATTCTGATTAACTTAGGCTGTGGTGATAACCTCAATAATTCCGTTGCTCTGATGGGATTACCTTCAACAAACTTTCCTTGTCCTACTACTGAAGAAAACCAAGTGATGACTGATTACGGCAACGGTATGACTGAGTGTTATGACTTAGATACCGGTGCATTAACGGCGCATTATCCTGGTGGTGTCAAAGTGGTGGGTGATATTGAACAAGAGGGAAATTATCGTGCTTCGGGTGATGTGGCTGATGGTACTCGTTCGATGGCTGCGGATCGTAAGATTTATAACGATCATATCCACATGCATGGAAACCCTAACACCAGTAAAACGGGGCAACAACAATGATAGGGATTGATACTAAAACAGGGAAAACCGTCACAGGTATTGCGGCGTTAACGTGTCGGTTTGAACGGATCCTGACAACACAAATGACCTCACGCATTAAGCGCCGCCAAATAGGGAATAAAGCCATTGCCCGTTTAGGCCGCATGCAAAGCCCAACGGAAGCAATGATAGTGCAAAACCTATCCCTCGAAGCACTGGCTAATCCTGCTAATGGCTTAACCCAATTTAAAGCTAAACAGTGCCAAGCCATAGCAAGTGATACGGGGTTTTCAGTGGTGGTGAAAGGCGTATGGCAAGGCAATGATATTAAATTACAGGTGCGATTATGAGTTTACCTAAAGCGTTTGTGGTACCTGAATTTGAAACCTTATTGAGTGAGTATATTGAAGCTGCGGTGGCATATTGCGCCAAGTCAGATACTGACAAAGCGCAGCTATTACACCAAGCCATGACCAATGATGGTGAACTGCTGGCACAAGTGACTCAGGCGTTTGTATTAAAGCGGGTGGCTGAAATTAGAGAGCAGAACCACCAAGCCTTACAGATGTTTCGTAAGTTCGTCACTGAATCCGATATGGTGGATTTACTGGCATTGCAATATGGCTTAAAGCGGCAAATATTAACGCCAAGTGATAACAGTATTTTTCCACCTAAACCCGCCATCATGGAATCAGATGTAAGCCTACTGCAGCGGTTTGATTTAGCGCCTTATCAGTTTCATACCACAGGTACGCGAATGGGGTATAAATTTCATGCACTGACCTTAGATGAACGGCCGCTGATAAAGATTGAATCAGAACCTGATGCCGTGGTGATGAGGTATGAATTTCAGCACTTAAACAGGCCGATGCCCGTTAAAGATGCGATGCCTAAAATGTTAGCGCCTAACTCTGGCAAAGTGTGTGTGGCAGTGCTAAGTCGAGAACATCCACAAGGTATTGCCAGTGCTGCGTTATTAAAGCGAGTCGCTGATTACCTTCAACGTGATGATATTGCTCAAGAGTCTGATGAAATCACCACCAAAAGTGCGGCTCCAAAGCTATATCGAATTGTGGCCACGGTGTATACCGGTTCAGATCCAAGCTCGCATGTTGATAAAGCTCAAGCCGAACACGCTGCATGGGCGTTAGCTGAAAAACGCCATAAGCTTAATGGCATTGTTGATAGAGAAGAGGTGGCACACATTCTTTATGAGTTAGGGGCAAAACGCGCCAAAGTCCACGAACCTGCAGCTGATGTTATTTGCCAGTGGGATCAAGCGCCGTATTGTACGGAGGTGATCATTGATGTTCGAGGTGACTGAGCCTTTTATTTCTGTTCAACCTGAAAACCGCACCCTGATTGAAGAATCCTTAGAATATGCTTGGCATACCTTACTGGCTAACCAACGCGATCCCTTTCCTGAACTGAAACAACCACGATTAACGTCAGAGCACTTTGTTTCCTTACTCGCTGGTGAGCGAGGGGTAACCGATTGGCGACCTGAAGATTCCTTAGAGCAGCAACGTAAAACTGCCGATAACGCTTTTGAAATCCATCGAAAAGCCGGAACGCGTCACGGTTTAGCGGTGGCTATGGATGCGTTGGATTGTGATATTGAAGTTACCCCTTGGTATCAAATGGACGCGCCGCCTGGTCCTTATCATATTGAGGTGGTGGCTTGGAAACGTAATGAGCCAGTGAATCAAAAAACAGCTAAACGGATGCTGACACGGATTGAAAACACTAAATCTGAGCGTGATACCGTTGAACTGATTTTAGCCTTTGGTTTAGATACTGGGCTGACGTTCTCAGGGATAAAACAGCCATCCGTTGTTGATTATGATGATTCAGCGACTGGCATCATGCCACCATCACCGTTGGTATTGGCTCCCTTGAGTGTTTCAGGTGCTCACTTTCATACAACGGTCGGAGATAGGTCGTATCAAGGAGCCATGCCTAATGATGCGTGGTGTGCAGGTGGGAGCTATTTTGCAGGCGGTATGCGTATGGTGATGAGTACCGATATAACGTTAGGAGCAAGAACATGAGTTCACCCGTTGTTCAATTTACTAAAGTGGGATTGGCCGAGCTAATTAGCGCCAAAAACCAAGGCATCAAAGGGGCGATTAAATGGATAGCGGCAGGTGACCGCAGTTATCAGCCAACACCTGAACAAAAAGCGTTGTACAACGAAAAGCAACGTGAACTGATTTCAGATTGGGAAGAATTAAGCCCCACACAACTACGCATGGCGGCAGTATTTAAAGGCAATCTGGAATATGAAGTGCGAGAAGTCGGGTTCTTTTTAGAAACAGGCACCTTGTTAGCGGTCTATTCAGTACCTAATACCTTGTTGGCGTATAAATCAGCCAATGCCAGCTGGTTGCAGAAGTTCACGCTAGATGTCTCCCCATTACCGTCAAATAGCATCACGATTGAGGTTGGTAATGACAATATAAACCTGTTACTGGGTGAAGAGTTAACTACCATAGCAACGGCTCAAATTAGCAATATGTCGCGCCATCTTGAATTGCTATTTCGTTTTAATGAACTAGAGAAAAGAGTGTGAGGGATTATGGCATGCACAATGGATGGACCGCCGTTACTGAGCATTATTGCCGGCACAACCTATGGCTTTGATGTGAGTTGGACAACGGGGGATGACAGCAATCCTTATGTGAAATTGTTTGGGTGTACCGCTGTTTTTGTTGTTCGTTCGATTGAGGGTGAAGTGCTGGTGCGTGGTACCACAGAATCTGGACATATCACCATTATTGAACACCAACAGCAAAGTGATGCACTCGATATCAAAGTCACCCATGACCAAACCCAAGATCACCAACCAACAGCGTGGGAGAACGCGAGTTATGAAGTGCGGGTAACCTTTCCAAGTGGTGATCCTTACAGCATCTTACGCGGTCCGGCGGTACTGATAAAAGGGGCGGTTGATGATTAGCATGAATGCAAAAGTGTTGGTCACGCTCAATACTGACCGCGTGATAACAGTGCGGTTACCGCAAGGGATTGCTGTTGTTCGAGAGCAAGTGAAACCCAATGTTCAAGTGGTAACGATTGGTCAGCAAGGGCCTGTGGGAACGGTCAGTGAAGAAGTCTTAGCAACGGCTGCAGAAGCTAAAGCCTTAGCGGTAGCGGCTTCTGAAGTTACCCAATCAACCGCAACATTGTTAGATAGCGTCATTATCAGCATCACCAACGGGTTTAACTTTCAGGCGGGGGAACTGTCGGCTTAGGAGTGAAAGTGTTAAACAATAAAATTGACCAAATGATAGCGGCACTCAATAACGTGATGGGTGTGATTAATGGCAAGTTGCGATTAAAAGCTGACAAAACAGAAATCTATTCACGTTCTTATCTTGATGATCCGCTTTCTACTTTAGGCGCTAACACGGCAACGGCCAATAAACTCAAAGTTGCCCGCACCATCACCCTTGGCCGTGATGCCAATGGCTCAGTGTCCTTTGATGGTTCAGGCAATGTCACGCTGCAGGTCACCATTCCTGCACTTGATGATAAAGCCGATACGATTGATACCTTAACACCGACACAAATAGATGCCCGTATTAAGCAATTGATAGGTGTGGCACCTGAAGTATTAGATACCTTTGAAGAGTTGGCCAAGGCACTAGGTAATGATCCCCATTTTGCTGCCACCATGACAGCGGAATTAGCCAAGAAAGCGAATGCCAATCAGGTCTACAGCATCACTGCGGCGGATGCACAATTTCTAACTAAACGAGGTAAAGCGGCAGATACCACACTGTTTGGTGGTAATGCGCCTGCTCACTATGCAACCTCAGGCCAAATATCGACACTAGAGCAAGAGATTGCGGATGGTTTTACACGACTTGCCGCATCGTTCAATGATGCAGCGAATACAATTAATGGAAGTTAATCAATGAGTTTAGAACAACAAATAGGGGCATTAGTTAAAGCCTCAGAAAACCTAACCGGTGCCGTGAATGGCAAGATTGGGGAGATTGATAAGAAGGTTGTTCAATCTATAAACGAATTAAAGAATGCGTTTCCTGCGGAATATTTGAAATTTGCGGTTAGAACTCATTATATTGATCCTAATGATGGAAGTGATACTAATGATGGTTTGTCATGGGGAAAAGCCTTTAAGACATGGCAAAAAGCGTTTGATGCGGGGGATGGCGCGCTTACTCAAAATATTTTCTTAGGTGTTGGACGACATATTTTAAATGGTCGTGTGTATCCTAAAGCTCAAACAGTAACTATGGTTGGTGATAATCAAAGTCATTATCCTAATGGTGATTATTCAGATGCGACATCAACAGTTATTCATATTGATAAAACGACGGATATAAGAGCTGGAATTGTTACAAAGTTGTTTGGCAATATATTTATGAATAATTGTGTATATACATTTGAAGGTTCAACAGATAACACCAGTGTTGAAAATTGTATTATTTATGGTCTAGGTAGTATTGGCTTGCGGTTACCATTATTTGTTTTTGATAGTGTTAATCGAGGTGTTATGTGTGCCGGTAATAATTTTAATCCATTTAGTTCATTAGGGTGTGAGCTTCCTCAATTTACGGGTGCAGCGGCTTATCATGTGAAAGGTAGCGGCTCTACATGTATATTGAACTTGGATCGTTCTGTTGATCGCACATCAGGTATGAATCAAAAATATGGTTCTGTTGTTGTTTTAAGTTAATAGGAAATAGAAATGAAATTAAAGTTAGTGATTTATAATGGTGCTCGTTATCAAGGTTATAGTGAGGCAGAATTGAAAGCGCTGAATATCCCTGATGCGATAATTTTAACAGCAAAAGAAAATCAAATATTAATGGATGTTCAAGATGCTCGAAAATTATCTTATAAAAATGAATCCGATCCTTTATTTCTTGAATGGCAATATGATCAATCATCCGAAAAAGAACAAGCGTGGCGAGATAAGGTTGCTGAAATTAAGATTCGTTATCCATTACCAACAGCACAATAGAAACCGCTCTTAGTCAGCGGTTTTTTTACATCTAAATTTCACGTTTAAAGGACACCACATGGCAACCTTGAATCAAATAGGGCTGCAAGATCATCCGATCTTGCAGCCTTTTCGTTTAAATGGGCGTTGGTATTCACCTGCAGATAACACCATTGCGTTACATCCAACCCAAACCGCCTTTTTGCTGATGAATGGCAAGATTGGTAAACCAGCACAACTTCCAACCCAACAAAAAGCCAAAGGACAGCAACAATGAGTTCATTAGCACCCATTCAAGATTTTGAATTAAACGGGGTTGAGGTTCGAACCATTGAACCGCAACCAAGTATGGGGCCATTAGCGCAACAAGTGGTGCACTTGATTGGTACGGCTCCCGATAAACGCGGCACCATTGCTTATAACGAGCCAACACGGTTATGGAATTATGCTGATGCGATGATGGCATTAGATTCAACCGGTAATCGTCAAGGCTCATTACCTACTGTGGTGCGTTACTTGTTTGAGTACGTGAAATGCGCACTCTATGTCACGGTGGTTGAAGTCGGTGCGACTACTGCAGCCACCGAAGCGAATGTGATTGGTGGTGTGGATTCGGCAACCGGTGCCATTCGTGGTTTGGAAACCGTTAAGGCTTGCCCTGAAACACCGACTATTATTGCCGCCCCTGGTTTTCATTCAAAAGCGGTAGGACAAAAGTTAGCGTTAATAGGGCGTGATGTGCGTTGTCGTCCTGTGCTTGATGGTCCAAACACCAATGATATGGCTGCCGCTGAGTTTGCGGCAGGGTTTGGCGCGGAAGGAACTGGCGAAGATAAGCTGTGTATCATTGATCCTTGGTTTATGAAAACCTATGATGGCGTACAGGTATTAATGCCTGCATCCATCGCTTTAGTGGCGGCAATGGCTTCGGTATCGGGCTGGGAAAGCCCACAAAATCGCTCCGTGGTGTGTGATGAAACCGCCCGTAATATTGCCTATAAAATCAATGATAAAACTACGCAAGCGAACTTTCTGAATAAACATGGTGTGGTGACAATAGCGCATACACGGATGGGTGGTTATTCGATCATTGGTAACCGCACTAATACCGGACGTTTTATCTCTCATGTTGGTTTAGAAGATTTGATGGCACGTAAGTTAGAAGAAACCAGCCAACCGCTATTAGGTAAACAACTGACGGAAGAGTTCATGCAGCAAGTGGTTGATCGTTTAACCAATTGGGGGCAGGACTTAGTGGCGCAGACCGTGATCCCGGTGTTTAAAGCCTTTCTTCATCCCACCAAGAATAATATTGAAAATTACACGGCGGGTCGATGGTTCCTATGCGTGAACTATGGTCGCTATTCACCAAATGAACATATGGTGTATGAAATGAGTGTTGATAACGGGTTAATTGCAGCATGGCTTGATGAGGTGGTAAATGGCTGATCGTATTCGTATGCGTATTACGGCACAGGTTGAATCTGTGCCATTGATGAATGAAATCGTGGACTTTACGCCACCGGAAGTGAAAGCCAAGTTAGCCAATAACGAAGGCGCATTTGTGGCTTCTGAAGATACCGTAGGCTTAGAGAAGCTCAGTTGGTCATTGAAAGTGAAAGGTGAGCATGGGGTGTTATCGCGTTCTTTGGGTAAGTACACCATGGGCAATGCCCAGATTAACGTGGTTGAAAAAGGCAAAAGTACCGATGGTATTCCTTATGTGGAAACCTATTCGATGTATGGACCGATCACCGCTATTAAGAAAGAAGCTGTGAAGATGGGCGAGAAGCCCACCATTACCATTGAAGGCACCTGTAAAGCCTATACCCAATATGATACGGGGTTATTGGTTCATGATATCAATGTGAATACCGGTAAAACGATTATTGGTGGTGTCGATTTGATGGGATTAGCTGGCATCATTTAAATCTGATTTTATCTTGAGTAACGAATAGCGCCTACGGGCGCTTTTTTTTGATGAATTTTTAGGGAAAACAATGAATAAACAAATCACACTGCCGTTTTTTACCCGTTCAGGTAGCCATAAATTAACAATTAATACCATTACCTTAGGCGCGTTTCGTAAGCTGCCTTTTGTGATGAAAGATGATCTGTCTGCAGCGGAACAATTTAAGCAGTTTAAGGCGATGATTTTAGCCTGTACGGACTTAACGCCGACCGAGTTTGAAGAGTTGTCGGTGCCTGATTTCACGCAATTACATCAAGATATTCGTGCTTTTATCTTAACGCCCTCCGATGAAATGAATGATCACGCATTAACGGGTAAAGACTTTGAATTTGATTTGGCGTTTCCGTTTACCAATGAACTAGAAGAAACCATTAGTCACATTAAATTTGCGGTTCCTAAGGTGAAGCACTCTGAAGCATTGGCAGATATTGATGATCATTACGAACGTGAAGAGTTCATGTTTCGCGTGGTGTGTCATTTAGATAAACAAGATATGGACGCGATGGCATTGAATGATTATTTAGCCATTAAACCGCAGGTGGGCGCTTTTTTTCAACTTGCGGGGGATTACTTTCGCCCCGTGACGTCGAAGCTCTGATTGATTTGATCCCAATGCACCGTAATACCACTGAAAGTGAACTCAGGGAGTGGTCACAAGACCAGGCATTACGGCGTTATGAATTGATCTTATCTAAGCTCGGAGTCAAACAATGACCGAAAAGATTAGTTTTGTCTTAGATGCGTCAGTCAAAGGCGTTAAAGACATTGTTTCAACGACTACCGCAACAGAACGGTTAACGGCAGCACTGGCAGAACAACGGGGTGAGGTTCAGTCATTAAATGGTCAACTAAAGGGTATTAAAGGCTTTGAAGCGGCAGAGCTTAGAGCTGAAAAGCTATCGGCTCAATTAACTGAAACCAAAAGCACCATGACGTCCCTTAGTGCTGCGATAGCTGAGAGTAAGCAGAAAACCACCCAATTACGCGGTGAATACAATTTAACTCAGAACGAAATTCGTGGGTTAAATCAGGAAATGCAACAAGCCTCAAAGGAAGGTGCTCAAGCCTTACAAGTTAAGTTAAAAGAAGCCCAACTTCGACTTGAAGTGTTAAATACTGAGATTTATCAGAATAAAGCCCAAACCAATGATCTCTCTGTCGCTTATAAACGTGCCAGCGGCAAATTGGGTAAGTTAACCGACAGACAAGAGAAGCAACATAACACCTTAAACAAGTTAAAAAGCTCACTGCAGGCGACGGGTGTCAGTACCGATAAACTTGGTGATGAACAGAACCGTTTAAAGCAACAAGCTGATAAAGCCACTCTAGCCCTTGAAAAGCAGAATGCTCGATTAAAAGAGATGCAATCAATTCAAGGTCGGATTGATAGCCGTAAAGCGAAGCTAGGCGAAATAGGCAGTGAAGCAACAGGGTTAGCGGCAGCTGCAGCCCCGATTGTTGGTTCTATTTGGACTGCGATTAAAAATGAAACCTCATTTGCTGATGTGAAAAAAGTCGTCAACATGAGTGATGAGCAGTCCACAGAATTGAAATCGTGGGCGCTGAAAACCTCAACCACTACACCCATGAGTGCCGATAATATCAATGCGATGTTAGCGGCAGGTGGTCAAAGCGGTATTAAAGACATCAATGAGCTGAAAAGTTTTGTGCTTGATTCGGCCAAGATGGGGGTTGCCTTTGATATGGATGCGGGTCAAGCCGGTGAAACCTTATCAATCTTTAAAGCGGCATTAGGTGTTGATCAACAAGGGGCAATGAATGTCGCTGGTTTGGCTAACTACCTGTCAAACAACTCAAATGCCAAAGCAAAAGATATTGCGGGTGTGATGGCGCGTGAAGGGGCATCAGCCAAAACAGGTGGCTTTAAGGTTAATGAGTCCACGGCATTATCGGCTTCATTATTGTCATTAGGCATGGGTGAAGAGCGTGCAGCAACGGCTTTGAAGAATATATCAGGTCGATTGACGTTAGGTGATGCGGCAAGTGGTACTCAACAGAAAGCAATGGCCTCGATTGGCTTGGATGCTGATGATATTGCCGCAAGAATGCAAGACGATGCATCAGGTACGCTGATTGAAGTGCTTAATGCCGTTAATCAGGCACCAAAAGAAGATAAAAGCGCCATATTGAGTCAGATATTTGGTGAAGAAGCCAAAGGCGCGGTGGCATCACTATCGGGCAATATGGCGAATTTCACCAAGCTGTTAACGTTATCAAAAGAAGAGACATCGGTTCATCGAGCGTCACTGAATCAAGAATATGATGCCAAACTTAGTACCACTGGCAGTGGCATTGATATGTTTGTGAATAAGTTAAATCGACTTAGCGTGGTGTTTGGTACTGCGTTATTACCAGCTCTTAATTGGGTACTTGAACCGTTAGGTAAAGGTGTTGATTTACTGGCTAACTTTGCTGAAGCGAATACCGGTGTCACTCAAGCGGTGGGTCTTGGTGTTGCAGCGTTTATTGGTTTGAAAGGGGTGTTGTTAGCGGGTAAAGCATTATCGCTCGTCTTTGGTAATTCGATGGATAAAACCCGTTTATTTACGAAAGGTCTAAACCGAGAAACCCAAGACGGTGGGCGGATTGCAGCATTAGCTGCCAAACGTTGGCGAAGCTTAAATGCGGCTGTTTCATCTAGCCAAGGGCATGAAAATAAAGGCAATAGCAGTGTAGGTAAAGAAGCCCGTTCTCGTAAAAAGCGTAAAGGTCGTCGCCGTGTTCGTGGTCGTCGTAAAGGGTTAGGTGGGTTACTTAGCTCTGTTATGGAAAGTCGCATGGCTCAAAAGGTGGGCTCTGGCGCTCAGTCTTTAATGGATCATGTCTTTTCCCCAAAAGGGGCTGGCTTAGCTTTAGCAGGATCGGTTTTATTGCCCATGACGGCAAGAGCATCAGATGTTATTGATCCTCAAAGTAAACCATCAACGGCCATAAAAGATAAATCAACGGGTTTAGGTTCGATGGTTAATACGGTGACTGAAAGCCGTATCGCTCAAAAGGTGGGCTCTGATGCTCAATCTTTAATAGATCCTGTTATTTCATCCAAAGGGGCTGGCGTAGCATTAGCAGGATCGGCTTTATTGCCAACAACAAGCAGTAAAGCTATGGGCTTAGGATCAATGGTTAATACGGTAACTGAAAGCCGTATCGCTCAAAAAGTAGGTTCAGGTGCTCAGTTATTAATGAGTCATATCACGCCTAAAGGTATGGCCATGGCATTGGCGGGTTCAGGATTAGCGTTAACACCCATGAGCGCAATGGCATCAGATACCATGGATATGATTGGTATTGGTGGTGATATTGCTGAAACCGTGGGCAAGACAGGGCTAACCAAGGTATTGAAGCCGCTTGGAATGATGATGAATGCTTCTTCTGTTGCTGAAGGTGTCATTAATGGTGATATGGAACAAACTGGCGGTGCATTGGGGGATATCGGTGGCTCTATGGGCGGTGGTGCGTTAGGTGCTGCTATTGGTACTTTCATTTTACCTGGTATCGGTACCGCGATTGGTGGTTTGTTGGGTTCTATTGCGGGTGGCATGGGCGGTGAAATGCTCGGCGGCTGGTTTGGCAAGAAACTCGATTCTCCTGAAGAAACCGCTAAAAAAGTCGATGAAGTTCAAAGCAAAGAGGCGATGGTCAAGCAAAGCCCACCCATCTCATTTTCACCTACCTTTCAAATAACAGCCGCAGCGGGTCAAGATGAAAAGCTGATAGCGCAAGAAATTACCCGTCAAATGAACCAACAATTATCGTCATTAATGGGTGAGAACACCTTATCTACCCAATTTAGTTATGCCGCTATTGATAGAGATAGCTAAGGATCGTTATGCATCATTTAGTGATTGGTGAGTTCGTTTTTTCTGTGGGTGACAAAACACCGATTATGAAGTTTGAACGAACATCACCAGGCGCGTATTCAGAAGTCAGTTTGATTTATGACGCCCGTTCTGAAATGACGGGCAGACCGCTTGAAACCCTTGATATAAGCGCTAAGTGGTTGCAATACGGGGCGCAAGAGTCAGTTGAAAAGCTGCGAACGTTGATTGAATTACCACAACAAGTCAGTGATGGCCAAGGTATTAACTTAGGTAAATGGACGATTCAACAACTGAAAGAAGGTAAGTCGGCATTGATCCATAACGGTCAAGCTATGGTGACAGATGTCATGCTGCAATTGAAGGAGTACCGCGAGTGAAGGTAAGCGCTAAAGCCGGTGAGTTGATCACCGATTTACTCTATAAGCACACTGGGCAAGATAATGACCAATTAGAACAAGCCTTCTATCAATTAAATCCTCACGTTCGGCGTGAGGTTTTTTTTGTCGATACCGAAGTGGTGTTACCTCAAGTCAAGCAGGTACCTAAAACGCAACGTGTTATTAAATCATGGGATTAAAGAATGTTTCATCTAATAGGCAATAATGCTGATTTGATCTTGGACCGTTTAAAGTCATGGCGGTTGAATGATGGTAATGGAACTGAAGGCGATAACGTCACCTTGGTGGTGAGCTCTGATGATGTTGATGGACTGCCACTCAAAGGTGAACGTTATTCGGTGCGATTGGGGGATGTTGTCCGGGATAGTTTTCAAATATCAAAACGGTCAGTGAATTTATACCCACGAGAGATCACGTTAGTTCTCACGGTTGCGCCTTTTTCTATCAAGGATGAAAGTGGTTATCGTGAACGTAAGTCGTGCAGCTGGGATAAAACAACAGTAGGACAAATAGTGTATGACTGTCTTACCCCTCATGGCTTTGATGTTTTTGTTCATCCGCGATTACAAAAAATTGAAATCGAGCATATCGATCGTTCTGATGAAAGTACGGCAGCATTTATGAACCGCTTGGCCAAGTCTTATGATGCAATAGCGAAACCTGTTGAAGGGCGGTTCATCTTTGTGCCAATTGGTGAACAACGTAGTGCTTCAGGTAAGAATATTGAAAGCGTTACGCTGTCACTCCCTGTGGTGAATCATCCGGGCAATAGTGACTTTGTTAATGTGTCTGCAGAGTTAGATGGTCGACAAGATTTTAATGGGGTTAAGGCTTTTTATAGTTCAACGGCAGATGGAAGCCGGCAACAGGTCAAAGTAGGGAGTAAACCGTTTAAGTCATTAGGCAAAGATAAGAACACCAAGAAGGAAGCAGAACAAGCATGTGCTGCAGAGCTTCGAAAAATGCAACGCCAAGGGCGGAAAATCAGTATTGAAGCCCCGCCTAATCCCACCATTTTTGCCGAAGGGTTAGTGCTACTTGATGATACTTTTCCTCGCGCCTTTAAAGGTCAATGTTCTGTTGATCAAGTGTCGTTCTCTGGCCAAGGATTACAACCCAATCGAATGAGTATTCAAGCCACGTTAATAGGTGAGTAATGATCACAAACAGTAAAATTCGCTTTAATCAACATGCCTTCTTTTCTGCAACACTCCCCGTAAAAATCTCTGATGCTCAAATCAAACGTCATATTAATGATCAACGTGTTCGTCAGTTAAAAGATGTTCGATGCCCACTTTACTTACGGTTTAACGCATCTCGAACTGGTGGAACGTGGTGGTTTTATCGTTATGAAGCTGGCAAACAATATCCATATCGTATTGCGAAATATCCTGGTACTCAGGCCAAAGACATTATGGATGTGGTGAGTGCGGTATCAGTCCAAATAGCCAAAGGTAAAGCCATTGAATGTAATCGGTTTGAAACCGTAGATCAGCTGGTTGATTGGCATGTTCAGCGGCAATGCACCTTAAAACGTTCCACGAAAGAGCGATTGAATAACCTAAAAAGTATGGCTGAAACTCATGTGATGAGCCTATTTCATGGGGTTGCTATCACGGATATAGACCATCAAAAGATAGACAGTGCCTTGATTCAGCCTATGTTTGAACAAGGCTATTCAGTGAGTTATGTGAGGGCGAATTTCTTTCTATTGAAAACGGCTTTCTCTATCGCTAGACGATTGAAGCACATCACCGCTAATCCGTTATCAGAGGTCCAATTTAAGACGTTTTTCCCTGAGACGTTCTCTGTTACAGAAGCTCAAATCAAAGGCTGTCGAGTGAATACTGAAGACCTGATTGATATATTGCCGGTGATTGGCCAACAGCAACCACCACAACGATTATTACTGATGATGATGTTAGCGCATGGCTCTCGTATTGGTGAAACCAGAAAGGCTTTATGGAAGAACATCAGTTTTATTGAAAAGCGGTGGTTGATTCCTAAAGAAGACGCCAAGAATGGGGTAGCAATGAGCTATCCACTTACCAGTGAGATGATTGAACTATTACGTTCATATCAAGCATGGCAACGTGAGCTAGGCTATAACAGTGATCACTTGTTCCCGTTATCTCGTTGGAATAATCAACCAATCCACAGTGCTAAAGCCAGTGAATGGGTACGGGGAGTATCTAAGAAGGCATGGAGTGCACATGATCTTAGAAAGCGAGCACGATCAATATGGGCGGAATTAGGGGTTGATTACATTGTGTGTGAATCTTTGCTCAATCATGCGAGGGATAAGCTAGATCAAGCTTATATCCATACACATATGGAGTTACAGAAGAAAGAAGCGTTAGAAACGTACCATAAATGGCTTAAAAAAGGATGGTGTACCTGTCTAGCACCTGTCTCGATTCAAAATCCAATCATCGATAAACCCTTATCCAGACTGGCTTGAAGCCACTTTTCATTATAAACCTCAGCGGATGATAATAAGAATGCAGATTTGTACGAAAAACGAACAAATCAACGCGGATTTGATGGGGGCTGCACGTGTTGTTCCTCATCAAGTTGGCCTAATTAAATTGAGTAAAACCCAGTTGAAAGTTCTGCAGTCGATTATGCCTGGTGAAAAGGTAACAGCAGAACAGATTGCCGAGCGTTGTGAGTTGTCCTGTTCGTGGGCCAGTACTTTGTTGAAGACAGTTTGGGAGAGGGGTTACTTGTATCGAACATTAACTCTTATGCTTCATGGTGGTATTGAATATGTATACCAACAATAAAAAATGATTCATTTCTTGTTTTATCCTACTTTCGTAGGTTAAAATAGGAAATAACGTTGCAGTTTATCGAATTAATTATTTTTGAGTGAGAGTGTTTTTATGGCTACAAATGTTTTAAAAATTGAAAATTATGAAGTGAATTCTTCTGTAGTCAAAAATGTTGAGATTGAAGCATCTATTTTTAGACAGTCGGTACTAAATGGTATTAACGAGTTTAAAAAAGTTAACAAATTTCATCCGATTACTGCCGCAGGTTCTCGTGCTTGGAGTGAGATTGTTGCTACTTTTAGAGAGCTTGTTGTAACACAAGATGCAAATTGGAAGTCAGAACATATGTGTGGCATGCCAATACTTGTAAATTCTCAGTTATTAACCACAATAATTATTACAAGTGGCGATAAAAACACAGGAATGCAAAATGCAACACCACGTACTAAGAATGAAAAAGGCCAAGTAACAAAAAATATTGTTGGTCAAAATTATAGTTTATTTGAAGAACCAAATGAGATTGTAAGCTCTTTTACTGCTATTGATCCTCATCAAACATGGGTATTTTTATACTATTTAGATAAAGAAGCGAAAGAAGTACGATTTGAATTATCTTTGCCTCTAGGAACAAGCCTTTCTGGTTCATCAGGTAAGATTAAAATTTCAGATTGGAAAACGCGTGTGATTTTTCCATCAGTACCATTTAGTGGTGATGATATTGATGTAGTAGATACATCTTTTACTGATGATTCTGATTTCTTTGAAGTAATTAAGAAAAAGTAAATAATATGTTAGGCAAATTCAATCCATCAAGGTTAAAGCTTGCGAGAACAAGACGTAAACTAACTATAAAAGGTTTAGCTGAAAAAGTAGGGCTAACACCAAGGATGGTTTCTGAATATGAGAAAGATTATTGTAAAAACTGTCCTCCAGAAGGTACGATTGATGCGTTTTCTAAGGCTTTAAATTATCCAGCAGAGTTTTTTTTAGACCCTGAACCAATAGAAGCTGTTGCAAAAGAAACTGTGTCATTTAGATCATTAAAGAGTATGAAGGCCGCTGATGAACATGCCGCTATTAGCGCTGGTGAGTTAGGGGTAATAATAAATGCCTACTTTGAAGAAACATTCAGCTTGCCAGAATCAAATGTACCAGACTATCGGGGTATTGAACCTGAAGTAGCCGCAGAAGCATTGAGAGATGAGTGGAACTTGGGATGCCACAGTATAAGTAGTATGGTCCATTTATTAGAAAAGAATGGTGTTAGAGTCTTTTCATTGTCAGAAAATACCCAAGATGTTGATGCATTTTCGTTTTGGAAGGATGGTGTACCTTATGTATTTCTTAATACTCAAAAGTCTGGTGAGCGAAGTCGATTTGATGCCGCCCACGAATTAGGGCATTTGATATTACATAAACATGGCGTTCCTCAAGGGAAAAATATAGAAGCTGAAGCTGATAAATTTGCATCCTTTTTTTTGATGCCTAGAGTTACTTTATTACCATTATCAGGTAAAGCGATAACTATTGACTCTATTTTGAAGTTAAAACATAAATGGAAAGTCTCAGCAATGGCTTTGATCGTACATTTAAAAACAGTTGAGATATTAAGCGATTGGCAATATAAAACATTAATTGTTACTGCTAGTAAATTAGGCTTGAGAACAAAAGAAATAAATGGCATTGAGCGTGAAAAATCATTAATTATTGATAAGTTGCTTAAAGCACTTGAAAATGACGGTATATATCTAAAGTCATTATCAACATTGTTGAAATTACCTATTGATGAGTTATTAGCATTGATCTTCAAGGTAGGAACAATTTCATCAAATGATAAACCTAGTTCTATACAGAACACTGCTTCTAAGCCAGTTCTTCGATTAGTAAAATAAATTTAATAGGCCACTTATAATATTATAAGTGGCCTAGGTTCTTCTGGGCTCATAGAAACCTCAAACGAGTCCGACTCTCGGGAAATAAAAATTTTCTGGCCTTCTTAGCCACCACCACCGAGGTCGGTGATTTAGACCATTTTCGGTGGTGAAGGGTAGAGCGTGATGCGTAACGTTACTTTTCTTGATTATCTTTGTTTCATAGTTAACAAAGATTAGCTTAATATTAGTGGTGATTAGATAAATAATAGATAAGATCTATTCTTATCTTCTAGTTAATCTAGGTTGGTTATGTTTTTTGAATAACTCATCAACCAGTTGTTTTGAGCTACTAGCAAGTTTATTTGTCATAATACCTTGATTTTTACTAATATCTTCGGATTCAAAAAAACAAAGATCAAAATACTTATAGTGAAAAAAACCTTTTTTAGATAGACATTTATATTGATAATAGATTCGATTATTACAAGCGAATGTTTTTCTGATCAAATGTTCTTGAATGATATCTATATTTGGATGAACAAATTTATATATTCCTGATTGGTATATAGCATTGCACCAGCAATATGTATAATTTCCTTCTGTAATGTTTAAAAATGATATATCGGCTAATTTTTTATCTGAATTACATCTTACGCAAGAAATCGCGAGATTAGTAAGATCAAACATATAAAGTGGAAATTTTGATTTTGGTAAAATATGCTCTATATGTTTAATTCGATTTGTGTCTTTGTCTAAATCTCTTTGGCAATAACAGCAATAGTAATTTTGTTTCTTTAGAATTAGCTCTTTTATATGTTTTTTAAAATTAGAAGCGTGACTCGACTCCCATGGTTTTAGTGAGAGCTTTGCTTTTATCAATTCAGCATTAAACTTCTTATACATGTTTTAATCCAAATCACCACTAATAATCATTGAACATAGGTCGTCAATTACATCTTGTTGACGCTTGTCGGTACAAGATTTTTTTATTTTATGTAACATTGATAGTGTTTCTTCTTTTTTCATATGTTGAAATTTATATTCATCTAGAATATTGGTAAGATATCTAGATAAAAATTCATTTTCAGGAGTTACAATATTAAAATAATTCCAGAGTAGTGCCTCAATACTTCTGTCTTCTAATGATTTATATGTTAACTTAAAATCAGTAACATCATATACATCACTAGTTTCATTTATAATTAATGGCGAGTGAGTAGAAATGAAAATATTAAAATTATAGAAGTAGAATATATCAACTATCTTATTTATATACTCTCTTTGCCATTTTGGATGAAGGCTGTTTTCTGGTTCATCTATAAGTATAACTGAGTTCTTATCAATGTTTGCTGAAATAAATGCTAATGTGGATATTTGACTAGCTTCACCAGAACTTATTTTCTCGAAATCTATGACTATATCTTTTTTTTCTAGAAAGAAATTAACAGATAATACTATTTTATTTTTTGATAAATGATTAATATTAGAGAATAATTCTTTAATTAAAGATGAGTACTGGTAATAAGGGAATGAATAACCCAAAGGAATCCAAATTATATTATCTTTTTTTGATAATTCAAAAAGCGTTCGAATATAGTTGTTTTTTTCGATTAATCCTTCAGTTCCCCATGTTATCTTAATACCAATTATATCTGAATAACCACAATATATTAATACATTAGATAATGGCTGATTAATATCAGCATTTGCTTTTGAAAAAAAATCAAATAAAATGTTTTTATATGAATTGTTTCCATGTTTTACTGACATATAATTTACATTTTTTGATATGAGAGTAAATTTATCATTTAAACAATTTGAAATGGCAATGATATTTTTAGCTTTACTATTAAAATATTCTAATAATTGTCCTAGAGTTGTACTTTTTCCTCCGCCATTTTCTCCAATAAAAATAGTAGACTGTTTATCTAGATTTAATTCGTTCAAAGAAATTTTATTCATAACAACTCTTCATAAAATGTTACTATTTATAATATACAAGATTTTACACTATTTTTATATTATAAAACAATTAATTAGCTGTTAAAGAGGGGGGTATGGGAATTATATAGAATAGTGGTATTCAGCCTGTAGAGGCGATTTAGGCTATGCTAATTTAATGGAATGAATACGTGACTTTGTCCCTGAAGTGTCCTAAGTAAAGGGAAAGGCTATTTACCTATTGTATATCAAATAGTTATAAGTAACGTATTAGAGTCAATCCAGTATAAGCTTGGTTCGTTGGTTTTTTTCATAGTTTTCCCAAAAGCCGTTGGCTCAATATCAAGTTACTGCAATCCATGACACGCTGCATATCAACTTAATATTTTCTTAAAGCAATACGTTATAAAGCTAAGTATCCCGTAACTGACCTAATAGAGGCAAGTTTTTAGGGAAAATAAAGCGTCCCCCTCGTCATTCCCTACAGTGAATGCCCGCGAGGGCGATAGGGAATCTACTATTCGCGTGTTGTAGGGGTTATTAGTAGTGGTATCGTTATTGCTGTAAGAGCAAGTTCATTATTGAAAAAACCGACTTAGACCGCATTAAGAGACAACACGTAGGTAAAGCACCAGAAGTCGGAACCCGAGTACCAACGTTTTCAGAACTCAGCATGATTTGGTTAGCCATCGAACGCAGCCGCGCCAGCTCATCCAATAAAGCGTTGCATCAGCTAATCATGTTGTGGGGCAGTCGTCTTTCTGAGTTGCGCCTTGCGCGCCGTAGACACTTTGATATGGAAGCAGGTATGTGGACAGTACCGAAAGAGCTAAGTAAAACCAATACGCCAATAAGACGCCCAATCCCAACTAAAGCAAGGGTGATATTAGAGCGGGTAATGGCTACTTATGATGATGTGCTTTTCCCTGGTGGTGATCTTGATAAACCAATTACCATTTCAGCAGCTAATCGTTATATCCGCCGTATAAGGGATGGTCTACCTATTGAAGATTGGCGTACTCATGATTTTAGACGCTCATTATCCACCGGTGCATCAGAATTAGGTGTAATGCCACATGTGGTTGAGAAGATGCTTGGTCATGAGCTTGGTGGGGTATTAGCTGTTTATAACAAGCATGATTGGTTGAAAGATCAGTTAGAAGGGTATGAGCTGTATGCCGAGAAGCTGGATAGTTATTTGAAGTAACGTATTGATTTAATACATGTTGGATATGGACTAACAAGGAAGTAGCCTATTTGTTGTTATTTAGACTGATTAAAAACACTTCTTACTTTTATCAGCCAGAATATCCCTTATTTAAAAAGCATAAATGCGAACAATATCATCATACTTAAATACTAAATCTATTATAATCGCAAAAATTAGCTGTTGTGCTTTTGCGTGAAAGAAAGAATGTATTATTAATAAGTTGTTATGTTTTTTGAGGTTATATGACAAATTTATCTAGAGCTGTATCTAATAGTATCGGTGCTGAATTAACATCAGTCAGCTTTGAAATTGCTGAGGTAAGTATCGATTCCGTACTTGATGAAGGGCTATTACAAGATATTCCAATTATAGGTTCAGTTGTTGGTTTGGCTAAAACTGGGGTTGCAATTAGAGATCGTATGTATGTGCAAAAACTGCTTAAATTTCTTAGTGAATTTAAAAAAATCAGCTCAGAAAGAAGAGATGAATTTATTAGTTCAGAGCTAAATACCGATAAGAAGAAAGATAAGTTTGGTGAAACAATGATCAATCTTATAGACCGTGCTGAAAACGATGAGAAATTAGTATTGTATGCGAAGGTTTTTGAATATCACTTTATGGAACGAGTTACTTACGACTATTGTATTCGATTATGTCAAATGATTGAAAGAGCATTTTATGCTGACCTATTATTTTTATTGGAATTTGAGGATTTATCCCTTGAATCTCAAGAAATAACATCTGAACTTTACAAGAATGGTTTTTTAAGTTTCGCTGGTGTCAACGGTGGTAATTGGGATGGGGAGGTATCTTCAGAAGGAGGGATGCTATATAGAATTAGTTCTTATGGGAATAACTTAAAAACAATTTTACAAGAAATATAATAGATGTATCAATACGATTTACTACATTCGGCATTCTCCTTTTGCGAGTGTTTTTTGTTTTAAGACATCAATTTTAAGCCTGATGCATGTAGCAAATGTGTTGTTTAGCCATACATTTTTAATTATAGAGTAAATAATCAAATAAATTAAATTAATAGATAATGTTTTTATATTTCAACTTAAAATAGGGATTTAGTTTATATATGTCATTTTTCGATATTGTTAATAAGTTAGAACAACTAAAAAATACAGAAGCAATTCTTATAGAAGTAAAAAAATTAAGTCCAGTTCAAGTTACAAAAAAAGAGTTTTCGAAAGGAATTGAGGATCTGGGGAAATATATTCATTCTAACCAACATCGCAAGGCAATTGTCATATTGTCACTGTTGATACTACGGGACCCTAATAAAACTATATCCACGTTAAGACGGGAAGGAATGCTGAGGGTTTCTCGTTACAAGTTTAGTTCATCGGGAGTAAAAAAAATTGTCGAGACATCTCTAGCGTTAATTGAACATCTAAAAATTAGTGGGGTAGAAGTTAAAGATACAAAAATTCAATATCTTCAGTCAGTTAATAATTTAATAGCTATATCTTTTGAAGTTAGAGTGATTAGAGAAAAACTAGCTTATAGGATAAATTCAAGAGAAACCATTATACTAAAAACACTCTTAGCTTTTATAAATAAATGTTTTTCTGATGGGTGGATGCCTAATCCCGAAGCTAGTGTAAATATGATAGAGCACTGGTCAACGGAAGAGCTTACTGAGGCGTACTCATACATCCTTAAAATATCGCGAGAAAAGCTGTCCACATCAAATAACTGGATCTATGTGGATACTAATTTTGGAACGAGCTTTAATACTACTTATGCAGATATATTGATTAATTCTATAAAAGTAAACCTATATTTAGAAGCAGAAGTACTATTAGATGGTTTGCCATATAAAGCGGAATTGGAGAAAAACCAGGTACACTTACTTGCTATTGATACGTTATTTGAAAAGTCAGTGAGATTAGGTTATATCCAAGCTGATATGCAACGAGCTATTAGAGTGGCAAGACTCAATGAAAAAATAGACATGAGTAATACTATTGGAAAGTTTACTTCAGCTGCTTTTAAGGCAGGAATGGAGGAACTTATGCCTATCATTAAAGAACCTATTGAAAGAATTGTCTTTATGATTCCAGCTATTGATTATTTTTTTGAGCCGATAACTCAAAAGAATTTTTTTGCCGATGAGATCGCTAGATTAACAGAACTACAAATAGAGAGTTATATGGGGGATGACGAGAATCCACTGTTTATTCCTGTGAGTAAAGAGCTTACTGTCGAGGATGTGATTAGGACTCAGAGACTTTTTGGTTTTTTTAGTGCCGCATTTACTGAAAAACTGAACTCAATTAAAGATGAAGACTATCGTAAAAAGATGTATTTTCGTTCAGTAATTCCAGTATTAAAGCATGCAGATCTTAAGTTATTACTGGAGAAAATCTTTACGTCAGTTAAAGCTGAAAGACTGATTGAGCTGTTGACACTTAGAGAAGATGAAAGTTATATCGATTTACAATATAAGCCGTTAATAAAACATGGGGATTTCTATGTTGTATCACCAGCATTACTACAGCAGTCAAATTTAGCTCGCAATATAGTTGTTGCGAATAATCTAAGGTCAGTGCAAGTCGATGAGAAAAACGATCCATTACAGAAGACTATTGTAAAAGAATTAATAAGAGCTGGTTTTAAAGTTGCAGAAAATATTGACTTTAAAATCGATAGAAAAAAATGCGAAACTGATATTGTTTGTTGGAAAGAAGAACACTTATTTATTTTTGAATGTAAGAACCCTTATCACCCTTGTAACCCACATGAACTACGAAATAGCTTGGGGCATATTGATAAAGGAAAAGAGCAGCTTGACTTACGTTTATCTTGGTTAAAAGATCATAAAAACCAAGAAAAGCTTTTTAAAGATATAAAATGGAACCTTACTCCAACAGATAATATTCACACCAGTATTATTTCTGGGAACAGGCTTCTTCATGGGCTTTGTGCAGGTATCCATCCAGTAAGGCAAGGCCATGAATTTATGAACGTCCTTTCAAGAGGAATTATCACTCACTCTAACTCAAGTGATGCAGTCTTTTCTTTTTGGGAAGGCAAGAATTTTATAGTTAAAGATCTTATTAACTATTTAAACGGTGAAAGTATTATAAGAATACAACTCGAAAAGCTAGAGCCTCATCAATATACTATTAATTTTAAGGACACTTCACTTACATTTCATCGCTATAGAATGGATGTATCTAAAATTTTACATGAAATAATACCAAGTCAAGAACTCATCAATTGATTTAGCTTCTATTAAAATCACTTGCATGATAATGATTTCATAACTAAATATACTTATTAACGTATTTGGGCTCCTCTGCTAGTTACTTTTACACTGACTCATTCTGTGACTAATTAATATAATTGCTTGTTAAAAAAACAAAGCGATCTCTCACCAAGATCGCTTTGTTGCTAAAACCGCTTTCCAAACCGACTGGTATTATCTTTCCATTCTTCAACTGCAGAACGTAACCAACGTAAGGGCATGAGTGTAATAGGTTCAGGGAAGCCGCGTGTTTGTCGCCACTTATAAATTGTTGCTCGACTTGTGATTTGAAACATCTCTAAAACTTCAACGTGACTAATTAAAAGATGTGTTGATTGCTCATTAAGTTCAGCATAAGTTTTTGCTGGTGGCGGTGAATATCGGTAGTTGCTTTCTTATTTACTTTTATAGTGTGACGGTGTCACGTTTAAGCTGTTTTCTGTGGTATATGAGATGTTTACAGTAGGGTAGCTGTTGTAATCGAACATGTTTGATTCCTTATTGGCATGTTGTACTAACAAAATTAGAAAGACGAACCCGATTCATGGTGTGCCAGCAACGGGCATCACCTTTAAATAAGCCTCCCGCCTTTAATTTTGCACATCCTTCCGGTAATGACTCACCACAATGTTGGCAAGTACCTAGTGATTGTTTGATTTGTTCCATCACATTCAAACACATAATGATGTGGCATAAGCGTGGTGACCATAACTCAGCCAATCAATGGTTGAGAAACAAACGTGGTGATATTTTATGACAATGTAACTATTTTCGTTATCAAAATACCATTGTTAGCAATCTCAGAAAATGACGTCAGAGTTAGCACTAAACTCATTTAAATTACAGTATAAAGATGCAGGCTACATAACAAAAATCAATAAATATCATAGTAAAAATAAGCAATTATTCACATATGTGCTTTGATTCACAAATCTTCCATTTGTAAAGATTTATAAACTATCTTACAGATTAAGTTTTTGATTACCAATCATTCGTAGTGAAAAGGTTAATTCTTAAATATTTTCGCCTCATATTGTATGGCTCAACCATGCTGCTGGCGGTTAAATATAAAGACTTTATTTGAACAACTATTTTTATAAATAAAAGGACGAATACATGAGCTTTTGGAAAATTATTGGTGGCGCAGCCGCAGGGATCGCATGTGTTGTGGCATTACCTATTGCAGGGCCTATTGGCGCAATTACAGCGGCAGGTGCTGCTATTGCTGGTGGTGTAGGTGCTGCTGCTGGCGGTGTTGCTTATGCAATGGATGATAGTGAAGAACAAGCAGAACGTCGTGGTGAGCGTAAAGCTAATGCTCACCACGATCTTAAATACAATAAATTAGCGACGGCGTTTGAAGACGCAAAAACTCATTTAGGTGAGACTGAAAATTACTTTAACTTATTAATCGCAATGGAAGCTGTTGGTCTTGCTTGCGCTAACTGTGATGGTGAAATTTCAGTAGAAGAACGCCAAGAGATAGATGAATTTATTGCTGGTGTATCATCAAGCGAATTGCCTTCTCATGTAAAACAAAAAATTGAAGGTATGGCTCAAAATCCGCCAAGTATTAATACCGCGTTTGTGTTAGCACAAAAGGTAGGCTTGAATTCATTTGAGCTTTACGACGAAATTATCGAAGTGGTTATGTATGCCGATGGTCGTGTTCATGAGAATGAAAAAGCGTTCCAACAAGCATGGAATACATTGGTAAAAGCCGCGTAATACAAGGTAATTAATATATGAGTAGTAGATCGGAACGCTTCAAAAAAAGACAGCAAATTCGCAGTAATTACGCTGAAAAAAGTCATATTAAAGAGCTCGCAAATTCTGAGTTATCACAGCAGATGTTAGCCAGTGGGGTTGATCAAGGTTTTGTTGATAATGCGCTGTTAGAAAAGACGCCGATCTACGATTTAAATGTTTCTGAAGCGGAAGTAAATGCATCATTAAAGATGTTAGACAGAGACTTCAATAAAGATAAATACGATGTGTTATTTGAATCAAGCAAAGACGTTTTGATAAACCAACTCCTAAGCCCTCTTAATCTAAGCCGAGCTGATTTAGAAAATGTCGATCGTAATTTTGACTACAACCGTGATGATTACACTAAATCTCCAAAAAGTTCAGGCGGTGAGGGGGTAGCATTTGATACTCAGCGTAAGAAATTAAAACAACAAGCGACTAACGAACAAGGTCAGATCAAAGATACCTATACAGGGCAATATCACGATGCAGATCAAATGGATTTGGATCATGTTAAATCGCTAAAAGCCTTCCATGAAAGTGGAGCATATATGTTATCAGATAGCGAAAAACGCCAATTTGCCGCCGATTCTGATAATCACGAGTTTACCCATAACAGCTTGAACCGATCTAAAGGTGAAAGAGATCTTAAAGAGTTCTCTGAAACCAATGATCAAGCAGATAAAAGACGTACTAATGCCGCCCATGCAAGAGCAGAAAAAGCCGCAGAGAAATACGTACCATCTGACACTGTAGGTAAAACTGTTTTTGTAGCCCAACGTGGTGCGGTTGATGGTGTAAAAGCAGGCAGCCACCAAGGATTACAACAAGCATTAGGTGCTTTGCTCTCTGAGTTTATTTCTGCCACATTCGCAGAAGTAAAAGATATATTTAACAATGGCTTTAAAGGTAACGCATTTGAAATGTCGTGGGTGGATGTACTAATCACAAGACTAAATAACATCAAAAATAAACTGCTTTCAAAATGGAAGAATGTGGCTCAGGCATTTGCAACCGGGGCGTTATCTGGATTTTTAACCTCCATCATTACTGCGTTACTGAATATGTTTATTCGCACAGGTAAAAATATGGTGCGTATTATCCGTGAAGGCTTTATGTCATTAACTAATGCGTTAAAAACATTAATTTTCCCACCAGATGGAATGACAGCAAAACAAGCCGCGCATGAAGCAACTAAAATTCTATCGACAGGTTTAGTGATTACTGGCGGCATTATGGCAGGAGAAGCTATTGCTACTGCATTAGGTACTATTCCATTCGCTGGCACGATTAGCATGGTATTAACGGGACTACTCTCAGGGTTAGGTTCACTGTTTGTGGTGTTCATGTTAGATAAACTAGACATGTTTGGAGTTAATGAAACAGAGCGCCATGAGTTCATCATGGGACGGTTGGAATCTCGAATTACCGTCAGTATCGAGCGGTCAGAAACCATCATAAAAGAGCTAGGCTTGAGTTATTAG